ACATTTGTAGAATATGAACCAAGTGATTATTCAGCAGCCTTACCAACAGGTGAGGGTGACACCTACATCCCGTATTATTATGTAAAAAGTTTCAATACAATAGTTCAAATGTTTAACAACGCATTAACAAAAGCATTTCTAAAACTTAAGACAGTGGCTGACAATCCGCCTTCACAATATCCACCATTTTTCGAATGGAATAGTGACACTAGTAAATTTATATTAAACGCAGATGTCATGGGCTATAATTTAAATGATGCATCTGTGGACTATATCTCCATTTATTGTAATTCGGCTTTGTATACATTAATTAGCGGTTTCGAGAGTGATTACTACGGGATTAAAGCATTGGACGGAAAGAATTATAGATTTAAATTAAGGGTTGACGCGAGAGGTTTAAATTTATTTCAAATTGATTACTCGCAGAAATATTTCGCCATTCAACTATACCAAGAATATTCGTCGGGTTCGCTATTTTCTCCAGTTGCTTCAATTGTGTTCACGACTAATATGTTGCCTGTAATACCCTCAAACTCATCCCAACCAACTATTTTTAGCGGGGATGGGAAATTAAGAAACTCGGGAAATAATAACAACTTAACAACCATGATCACAGATTTCGAGTCTCAGGATAATAATGGTTATGGATTTTGCGGAAGTCTGTCCTATATACCTTCTGCCGAATACCGCTTCATATCTATGAACCAGGGTAATGATAAAATAAACAATATAGATATTACAGTTTATTGGAAAGACCAATATTCTAATTTACATCCATTTTATTTACTCCCCGGATGTAAATGTGACATTAAGATTTTATTTAGGAAAATTAAAAATATCTAATAATATATATATATGTCCAGTTCAGATTTTCAAACCGTGTTAATCCAAGACGATAGAATCGCAAATTTAACAGATAAAATACACTACGCAGTAAATAAAGGTGCGCAGCAAGTAACATCTTCTGAGTTCGCGGCAACTTCTCAGAGTGTGAATAGTATTATTTTTAACGTCCCCGTTCCATCGTTAGAAACAATAATTGACCGAAAGGTGATGATTCGTTCAACAATTACTTTAAAAATTACAGGTAAAGCGGCAGTTGATAAACAATTGATTAATTATGGTAATCGTGATTGTCTCGGTCCGTTCCCTTTACACCAAATCATCAATACAATGACAGCAACCATAAATAATAACACGATTTCGATGAATACAAAAGACTTATTACCTGTGATCATAAGAATGTTAGATCCAAAAGAACTGTCTGCATATAACGGCACCACTCCAACAAAATACGACGAGTATTTGAATTACTCCGACATGGCAGGCGCGAGTAATAGTTCTTTCAGCGGCTTTACACAATCATCTAATGACGCATACTTACGAGGCAGAGGGGCTTTCCCTTTAGATAGAGTAAGTGCATCAGTTGCCGATGCGCCTTTAGTGAAGTCGACCGATCCGGCAATAGGTCGAGAGGCTTACGTCACATTCACAGTTGAAGAACCCTTGTTATTATCTCCATTCATATTTGGAAACCCACAGAGCAACAATCAAGGGTTTTATGGTATTCAAAATATGAGTTTTAATCTAACTCTTGGAAGTGCAAACCGAGCATGGAGACACTACGGCGTAATCGCTGACGCCAGTGTGATTGATTCTGTTACAATACATGAGGTTAAAGATTCAAGGTTGTTATTCCAGTTTCTATCGTGCCACCCCTCACAACAATTATCCAGTCGATGCGTTGTCCCTTATTACGAACTCTCACGATATATCAATTCTGTAGCCTCGCCTATAGCATTAACCGGACCGAGTTTTGCTGGTGCAAAACCTACTCCCGGAACCGCTTTTTATTCAAGTAGTACTATCTCATTTAATCAAATACCTGATAAACTGATTATTTTTGTAAGAAAATCACAACAAACTTGTACTGACTCTGATTCGTTTCTTCCTATCACACACATAAATATTAATTGGAATAATAGCAGTGGTGTTTGTTCTAGTTTTACTCAACAAGATCTATGGAGAAAATCTGTTGAAGCGGGCAGTAACCAAACATGGGACGAGTTTAGAGGGTATGCCTACAAACAACTTGCGGCGGGTGCAGCAGAAACAACAGCAGGCACAGGGGCAGGGTCGTACGTTCCAACTTGTGGGTCAGTTTTAATCTTAAACATGGGTCAGCACGTGAATCTTATCGAAGACTTCTATGCACCAGGGTCAATTGGTAATTTCACCTTTCAAATTAAAGTTGATTGTGAAAATTGGGGACCAGTATATAATACTACAACTCTCGCCCTCGGAGGGACAGCGGTTACACCCGAGTTAGTCGTATGCACGATGAATAGTGGTTCGTTTGCTACTGAAAAGGGCACCAGTTCAACATATACAAGTCTGTTGACTAAAACTGATGTGTTGGAAGCATCAAACAACGACGCCATAGCACATTCTGATGTGAAACGACTTGTCGGCAGTGGGTTTTTGGACTCGTTAAAATCCGTCTTCAAATTTGCCACAAATCCCAATAACCTTAAAACGGCAGGACAAGTGTTAAAAACCGGATTAGATGTTCACGACATGTACTCTGGGAATAAAGGAAACGCCTTAGGACGATCCGTTCAAGGTTTTCTGGGTAGTGGAAACTCTGGTGGTGCTCGTTCTGGTGGTGCCCGTTCTGGCGGTGGATTAATGGCAAGATTAAAATAAATATCTAATTTAATATATATAATGTTTTACCCAGAGAAAATTGAACGACAAATTTTACATGATTCAACCTGTAAAAAACCATACACAGGAAAAGCATTGATAAAGATAGAAGGTAGTGGAATGCACGAAAGAAAAGTAGGTGGCGGAGTTAGGTTGTTGAAACCTACTCAATCGTTACAATCATCAAGCATGAGTGGAGGTAAGAAACCACCAACTGCATGGCAAACCATAATTAAGAACACAATGAAAGAAAAAGGGCTCTCAATGAAAGAAGCAATAAATTATATCAAGTCTAATAACCTTTATTAAACAACCTAATTAAATAAATTTTTTATATATATGTTATATTATATATATAAAAAATGTTATTCGCCAGACGAAATCAAGCTTTTGTAGACGACGAAGAACAATCTAAAAAGATTGTTTTTGAAAGGACTTTGAAATGGGTTAAGAGATTATATCCCGAGGAAAACAAAGAGGTGGCACTAACACCCGTTAAAATATCATCTCAATTACAATATGGATATGATAGCTTATTTGAATCATGGAGAAGTGCTGTGGAGCAACTCCTATCTGCAAATTATAATGATGAATTAACAACCCAGAGAAATCACGAAGTTGTCAGGAAATATAACCAGTTGTCGTCGTATATTAAAAATATTATGAATATGAACCAAGCAACACCAGAAGACGAAGAACGAATTAAAAGGGATTTTGACGGTATGAGAGGTAAATTAACCGCTTTGAAAAATTTAGCCGTGACAAATTCTTTTCACGATGAAAAAGACATTGTTGAGATGGTTGACAAAATTAACGAAACGACAGGAGTGAAAAAATCAACATTTGATAAAGTAAGCGCCGAAAGTCCAGATATGGTTGATAAAATCGAAGATAAAACAACAACACAACAAAAATTAAAGTACATTCAAGACAATTCCGTTAATGTGCTAACTAAAATCGATCCGACCAAAACTTCACAAGCGGACAAAGTCGTTATTGCGGCAGATGCGGCTTTAGGTCAAAATATTGTGGATTTTACATGGTTCACGGCAACTTATAACACTGCCGCGCATTTTGCAGACTTGCGTAAAACCATTACTGACGCAGCTACAAAAAATAGTATTGTGAAAGCCTACTACGACATCAAAGAAATTCAAACTAAATTAACGTCCTCAGTGACATCAAGCAATATAACTCAGATCATTACAGATATTAAAACGGGAATCACAAGTTTACCAATAGAAACAGCAAAGGTTGTCACCCTTCTGAAAATAGATGATGCGACAATCAAAAAAAATGTTGACGCGTTCATCGCCACACAACAAACAGATTACGAATTGAAAATAAACGAAATTATTCAAGATCAAACTGATGAGAAAAAGGATGCTGATGACAAAATGAAAGCGATGACACCGTTAGTTGCACCAAAAAGAAACGTTATCGTTACAACGAAAAGTCCACATACACCAAAGCTAAAGGATCCAGGCGAAAGATATATAAAAGACCCAAACCTCACGGACCCAGACAATATGACGAATAAAATTCAATTTTTAACAGAAAAGAAGGCATACCACGCAGAAAAAAAGGATTATGAAGACAAACTAAAAGTGTATGGTGATTCGGAGAAATTATTTCAAAAACTAAAAAGTGTTTATAAAACTGAAAACAAACAACAAGATGACGAGTATATAGAGTTAAAAACAAAATCAGACGATGCGGCTTCTGAAATGAAATCTAAGAAAAAGCTGTTATCCAAATCACCCGCGAAATGGAATCTTGAATCCGTCAAAATATGTGCAGAAATTCGCACGGAATTGGACGAATATACAAAAGAGGTTGGAGATATAGAAAAAACTTTTGTTGGTGCTTTTGCGGTCGATGCAGCCACAGGTTTCTTTAAAAAAGACCCCTTTGTGGATGAAAAGGAAATCGAAACAAACTATGAATTTGTAAACGATTCGACTAAAACATTGGAGGATATAACATTAAAGATCGGTGATTTGTTTACGTTGACTCCGGCAACGACTAGCAAACCTTCATATCTCAGACCAAAAGCTCTGTTTCCAGGTCTGAAAACCGATAGAGATCTTTTTCATCAGCTATATGACAAGAAGAAAGGCACATCTTCCAAAAAATCCAGTGGTATATATTACCACTTTAATAATTACCAAAAAGCTAATGCCAAAACTCCTCAGTCTATGCAGGACTATGTAAGGATGCACATAAAATAAAAAAATAACACCTTATATATAATGGACGTTCTACACGAGAAAAGAAAACTAAATAGCCGAATACACGACATTGTAAAAAAATTAAAGTTTAAAAACTCAAAAATTAATTTGGCGGGCAGCGCTTCGTTACAATCTCAAAGATATTTCAGCGATTATGATTTCAACTCAGTCGTAAAGATAAAATATAAATCATCAACAATCTACGAAGAATTTATGAGGATACTCAGTAACGAAGAATTATATTTCATTGAATTCAAAATAGAGTATCTGGATGGAACTAAACAAAAAATATTTGACTTGTCCAAACTTAAAAAAAATATGTTTAAAAATATTAACTTTGTAAAAATAGATTATGTATTATGGTTTGATTATCATTTTAAAGAGCTATCAATCGTTTATATTTTCAGCGAAATTAAATATGGAGTCGATAACGTTAAAAAAGATTACGATGAATTAACTCAGGATGGTAATAACTACAAAGCCTTGAAAAGATTATTTAGCATTTATAAAATCACAAACAATAAAAAAGAAGCCGTTAAACTAACTAGATTTTTCAACAGTTCTTTTGGTAAATTATATGAAGTGAATTCAAATTTAAAAACCTTATTGATGATGCCGAATGAGGACTTACGAAAAGAAATCAATTTGAAATTCTTAAAGCTTAGTCCAGATATTAACTTAGAAAAAGAAATTGAAAAAAATGATATAACTTTAAATCACAACGCCGAAAAATATCTATTATAATGTATATGTTTAATTACGAAAAGAATGGAGATAAAATAGCGGTTGTTAATTCAACTAAACGACAAAGAAAAGTCTATTTAAGTGATGATGACGGGAAGGAATCTATTGACCTAAAAGATGGTAGTGAATTTATGTTGTCGCCTGATAAAACGGTTGAAAGAACGACTATGTATGTGACAGGATCCGCGGGAAGTGGTAAGAGTTATTTTGTAGCTAAGTATTGTGAAGAATATCATAAAACGTTTAAAACTAATCCTATATTTTTAATCAGTGAGAATGATAATGACCCGGCTTTTGACTCTAAAGATTATGTAAAACGAATTGAGATATCTGATATGGTTGAAAATCCATTGGATTGGAAAGAATTCAACGAATGTATGGTTATTTTTGATGATATTGACTCAATCAAAGGGAAGCTGGGTAAGGTTGTTGATGATTTGAGAGATAAACTATTGAAGAATTCAAGAAAATTCAAAGTAAGTGTCATTTCCACAAGTCACGATAGCACGGGTATTAAATTGAAGAGTGTTTTAAATGAATCTAAAATTATTGTCTTTTTCATGATGAATTATAATCGAAGCTTAAAATATCTTTTAGAAAATTATTTAGGCATGGATAAACACGTCGTAGAAAAAATTAAAAATAATAAATCTAGGTGGACCGCATTTGTTAAGGGATACCCATGTTATTTAATTCAGCAAAAATCAATCAAAACTATTCCTAGTTTAGAAAAATAAATAAAAAACATTTAAAAATAATTAATTTCATTTTATTAATATATAATAATAAAATGAAACTTTCTAAAAAAGAACTAGCGTTAATTAAAATTGATGAAGATGTCATTAAACAACTTTATCAGAACTTATGCATGCGGCATAAAAAGGGAGGAATGTCAGGAGGCAGTTTCTTAGATGTTCTTAAAGATATAGCTCACGGTCTCGCATTACCTTTCACAAGTGGCATCGGGAGAACTGTATTAAATATAGCATTGCCCGGAATTGGAGAGGGCTTGCATCAACTGGCTAAAACTACTGATAAGGCTATCAGTGGTCAAGGTAAACCTAGAGGCAGACCTAAAAAAGATTTAAAGGGCGGGAATTTCTTAGATACTATGAAGGATGCTTTTACATCTGACGTCGGGAGAACTCTATTAAATATAACAATGCCTGGTGCAGGAGAAATGGTCTATCAAGGTGTGAAAGCAATTAAAAAAGGCAAGGGGCGTCCAAAAAAAATAAAAGCGGTTATCGATGTGAAAAAAAGAAGGGTCGGGAGACCTTGTAAGCCGTGCCCATCAACTTGTGATTGTTCTTAACGCTTATTAATGAAATTCACGACTATATCATCATATGATAATCCTTCACTAGTATTTTTTAAGGTTTCAAGCATTAAATTATTTTGTTTTAAATTTGCATTGTATTCTAATAGAGTCAATACGCGGAAAACACAATAACAACCACAAGTTGATATTTCAGCATCCTTTTTACTTTGAAAACTCGTTGTATTATAATGAATTCTTAATTTGGTGTTATTTAATAACTTACTCAAATGTTTTTCATTATCTCTAAACTTAGACCAACTTAACGGAATGTCTGGAGTCAAACCATAAGAATCGCTATATTCTATGGTGTTATCATAACGGGTTAGAACGACCCAGTGACCGCTCGTTTCGCTCTGAACTGGGTATAACAAAATGAAATATGACTTGTGCTTTGGGAGTAATTTCTCAATGGTCTTATATTTTTTCAAATCATTGTATTTGACCAGCCTAGCTTTTGGAAGATAATAATGAAGATCGGTATCATCCATCGATTCATATTTAATTTCACTCATATATATTATAATTTATATATTAATTTTTGGGTATCGTATAGGGGGTTTTAACCATACATTTGGTATACACTATTATTTTTAAAAATAAATAAATAAAAGATGTATAACAGATATATAAAATAAATAAATAAAATAAAATAATAATATCGTATGCAATCTTATGAATGAAAAAAAAAAAAAAAAAAAAAAAAAAAAAAAAAATATATATATAAAAAAAAAAAAAAAAAAAAACATAAAA